TTATTACTGGAATTAAATCTACTTCTGTTGGTGTTGCATCTACTGGTATAGTATTTGATCTCTTTATTCCACCTGATTCAGAATTAAGAGATTCTAATATTGTTGGAGTCACTACTGTTAGTGGAATTGCTACTGGATATTATTTCACAGTCAGTAACTCTACTGTTGGTAATGGAGTAACTTCTCTCTATCAAAATAATACTACTCTGGGTATAGGATCTACCTTTATAGATAATGTATATGAGGTTGCGGCTGTTTCTATTGGAGTGACAGCAGCCGAATCTAAGACAGGTGCTGGTTTAACCGCAGTTGCTCATGTTACGGTTAGCGTAGCAAATCTTGAGGGATTAACTGGTCTTGGATATAGTGGATACTATGGAAACTTCTCTTGGGGTAAAATTCTATTTGGAACTAGAACTGAACCTCAATCATATAATGCATATACTAATGATGGAATAACTGGAATTTCTACTGGAGGCATCGTCAGAAGACTTTATCCTCTTAAGTGGAAAAATTATAGTTAATTCTTTGCTAAATAAGTAAAAAAACTATTGTCCAATGGCTGCAATTATAACTGATCAACTTCGGATATTGAATGCTAAGAATTTCGTAGCAGGGGTTGCTTCAACAGCCAACTCTTATTATTCTTTTATTGGATTGCCTAATGCAACTGATTATGAATCCGATTGGGAAACATCTCCCCCATCTCCTGTAGATAATTTCAACCAGGAAGATAATTATTGGGATACGATGGTATCTTTGAAAAAAATTAGTAAGAGTGATGTGAGACAGGTTGTACCTAAAGCAACTTGGACATCAGGTATTACTTATGATATGTATCGTAATGATATTAGCACAAGTGATGTTGCTAAACCATCAGATGCAGTGAATTTATACTCCGCAAATTATTATGTCTTAAACAAGGATTATAGAGTTTATATTTGTCTTCAAAATGGTACTTCTCCAGATAATCCTTCAGGAAGACCTTCTCTTGATGAACCTACTTTTACGGATTTAGAACCAAGAGAAGCTGGAACCAGTGGTGATGGGTATATTTGGAAATTCCTTTATACTATTAGTCCTAGTGATATTGTTAAATTCGACTCTACTAATTATCTTCCAGTTCCTCAAGATTGGGCAACTAATACTACAGATGCTTCTGTTAGAAATAATGCTTCAACTAGTGGACAACTAAAAATTGTAACTATTAAAAATAGAGGAGCTGGAGTAGGAACTGCTAATAAAACTTATACACAAGTTCCTATTAAAGGAGATGGTTCTGGTGCAGAAGCAACCGTAACTGTTAATAATGATGCTAAAGTAGAAAGTGTAACTATATCTAATGGTGGATCTGGTTATACTTTTGGTACATTAGATCTTTCTGCTAAAGGGGTTGAGGGAACTACTGCTCCTATATTTGATGTTATTATTCCTCCTCAAGGTGGACATGGTGCTGATATCTATAGAGAATTAGGTGCTTACAACGTTCTTCTTTATTCTAGAATTGAGAATGATACCGACAATCCTGATTTTGTCACTGGAAATCAAATTGCGAGAGTTGGAGTTGTAGAAAATCCTAAAGCTTATGGATCTACTTCTAATTTGTCAGCTGATAAAGCAAGTGCAGTATATGCATTGAAACTTGCTGGAGCAGGATACAGTTCTGTTGTTTATAATCCTGATGATCAAATAACTCAGACTATTGGGGTTGGTTCAACTGCTTTTGGTAGAGTTATTGCTTATGATCAGAATACAGGAGTATTAAAGTATTGGCAGGATAAATTCCATTGTGGATTTAATACTGACGGAACTAAGAATACTTCCCCAACTTATGGATTTACTATGCAGAGATTTACTGCTGATACTGGTAGCGGTGGATCTTTTAATATTATTGGCGGAAGTGCAACATTAGCAATTCAAACTACTTTTGGTAGTTCTGCTAATCCGGGTATAAACACTGTAATAAATAGTAGAACCTATAACTTAGGGCAATCTTTTATTAAGGGTGTGGCACAACCAGAAGTGAAAAAATATTCGGGTAATATCATTTATGTTGATAATAGACCGTCAATTACTAGATCATCAAATCAAAAAGAAGACATTAAAGTCATTTTGCAATTCTAAGGTATTATGTCTCAGGAAACCAATCTTAACGTAGCTCCATATTTTGATGATTTCAATGAACCGGAAATAGGCGGTAAAGCTAAAGATTATTATAAAGTTCTATTCAAGCCAGGTTTTCCTGTTCAGGCAAGAGAGCTTACAACTTTGCAGTCAATACTGCAAGATCAAGTTGAGCAATTAGGTAATCACTTCTTTAAAGAAGGTGCCAAGGTAATTCCTGGAAATTTAACTTATAGTAAGAATTTCTATGCAGTAGAAGTTGAAAGCGATTTTCTTGGTATTCCAGTATCAACATATCTGGATAATTTAGTTGGGATAAAAATTACTGGAGAAACTTCCGGTGTAGTTGCTATTATTAGAAAGGTAATAACAGCAGACGAATCTGACAGAGGACATATTACTCTTTATGTTGATTATTATGAGTCTGGTGTTAATAATTCAGCTAGAGATTTTAATGATGGAGAGAATTTAGTTACTGAAAATAATATTGCTTTTGGAAATAGTTTTATTAATATAGGAGAAGGATTTGCTAGAACAATTGCAAAAGATTCTTGTTCTACTGGATCTGCGTTTTCTCTTGCAGAAGGTGTTTATTTTTTAAGAGGATATCTAGTTACTGTTGACAGCGAGACTTTACTTCTAGATCAGTATAGTAATAATCCTAGTTATAGAGTAGGATTAGATGTTATTGAAGAACTTGTGAATGCGGATATGGATCCGCAGCTTAATGATAATGCGAATGGATTTAATAATTTTGCTGCTCCTGGTGCTGATAGGTTAAAGATTACTGCTAAATTAGCAAAAAAACCGTTAGATGTTTTTGATGTTCCCAATTTTGTTGAATTAGCTAACGTAAAGGATGGTGTACTTAGATCAATAAACGATAAAACTGAATATAATATCCTTGCTCAGGAATTGGCAAGAAGAACTTTTGATGAATCTGGAAATTATTATATTAAAGCTTATGATGTTTTCTGTAAGGAAAGTTTGAATGATGGAAAAGGTAATAATGGAATTTATAAAGAGAATCAGTTAACTAATTCTGGACAAACACCATCTGAAGATTTGATGGTTTATAAGATTGGACCAGGAAAAGCATATGTAAGAGGATTTGAAGTTGAAACTATTGCACCTAGTCTTTTAGATGTACCTAAACCAAGAAAAACTAACTTACTTGAAAATCAATCAGTTAATTTTACTTTTGGATCTACATTAAGACTTGATAGAGCTTCTGGATCTCCTAAGATTGGATTAAGTACTTCTGAAACTATTAGTTTAAGGAGAGATAGAGTTGGTATAAATTCATTAACTCCTTCTGGTAAAGAAATTGGTATTGGTAGGGTCTATGACTATGCATTAGAGTCTGGAAGTTATGAAGTAAGTAATTATAATTTAAATAGATGGGATCTTGCTTTATACGATATTCAAACTTATGGTGATTTGCAACTTAATCAGGCAGTTACTCTTACAGTTCCTACTCATGTTAAAGGAGATTCAAGTGGAGCAACTGCATTCCTTAAGAATGCTGTATCTGCTGGAACTGCTTTAACTGTTTATGATATTTCTGGAAACTTTATTAACGGTGAAAAACTAATCTTTGATAATAGTGCAGAAACAAGAGTAAGTATTGGATGGACAAATTATGGATTAGGAGATGTAAGATCTGTTTATTCTCTGGTTAATCATGACAATGCAGGTGCTGGATCTACTTTCTCTGCTGATGTTATTCCTTCAGATTCATTTAAAATTGGTGTTGGAAGTATAACTGGTACTACTACTGCAGCAGGATCAATTGCAACCTTTACTAGTCCAGATGTTACTTTTCCTGGTATTGTAACCAGTGGTAATTATGTGAGATATACTCGTCCAGGAAAAACTGATCCTGCTTTTGCTAAGGTAGATCAGGTAAATCCAAATAATCTTGTTCTTAGTGGAGTAACTACTGTAAGTGGAATTTGTGAAGGTGGTTTAGATAAGAATGCATTATCTATTAATGATCTTACACTCTTAACTACAGAAACAGAAAAAACAGAAAATAATGAAAAGATCTTTGCTGCTTTACCAAAGAGAAATGTTTCTTCAGTAGATTTAGAAGGTTCTTCTGTTATTATTAGAAGAGAATTTGATATTACCATTAGTAATAATTCTTCTAATACTATTAGTGTAGAAGCAGGTTCTAATCAAGTATTTTTACCTTTTGATGAAGAAAGATATGTCTTAACAAGAGGTGATGGAAGCACTGAAAAACTTTCTTCAGATAAATTTGATTTTACTAATGGTAGCACTAGTCTTCAAATTAATGGATTAGGGGATAATGACACTGGAGGTGAAGCAAGATTAATTGCCACTTTAAGGAAGAGTAAGGTAACTTCTAGATCTAAGAAAAGAGGAATTATCAATACTCTTATAGTTAATAAGTCAAATAATTCAGGATCTGGAACAAATGCAGGTACTCTTTCCACGACTAGAAATGATGGATTAACATATGGAAATTATCCATATGGAACTAGAGTTCAAGATGAAAAGATATCTCTTAACGTTCCTGATGTTGTTAAAATACATGGAATATTTGAATCTAATGATACTTCTGCTGCTACCCTTCCAAATTTAGTTCTTGGATCTTTAGATGGTCCTACGGGCAAAACTGATGACTTAATTGTTGGAGAAGAATTTGTAGGAGCAACTAGTGGTGCAAGAGCCATGTATGCTATACAGGAGAATAGTAGTAAGATATCATTTATTTACTTAAATAAGAATACTTTCCAAAGTGGAGAAATTGTTAATTTCTTAGAATCTGGAGTAAATGGTGTTGCTTCAACTTTGGATCAAGGAGATACTAATATAACAGATAATTATACTTTCTATAATGGACAAAAATTAACTTATTATGATTATAGTTACCTATTGCGAAAACAAGGTGTAAAAGCACCGACTAGAAGTGTGAAGATTATCTATGCTAAAGGATATTATGAATCTTCAGACACTGGTGATGTTACTACGGCCAATTCCTATGAAGGATTTGATTTTGGAACAGAAATACAATCAGTAGGACTTATTAGAAATACTGACATTATTGATGCACGTCCAAGAGTCGATGATTATTCAGTAGCTGTTGACGCAAGATCTCCTTTTGAGTTTTCAGGTAGAACTTTTACAGATGATAAGCATAGTGCAAAATATATCTTTGCATCTGATGAATCAGAAACTATATCCTTTAATTATTATCTTCCAAGACTTGATAGAGTTTATTTAACTAAGGATGGTCTTTTCCAAGTAAAGGTTGGAGAATCTTCGGATAATCCAAAACTTCCTGGAGCAGTCAATGATGCAATAAATGTTGCAAATATTGCTCTTCCTCCATATCTTTATGATATTAAAAATGTACAAGTTACGTATGTAGATCATAAGAGATATCAAATGAGTGATATCTTTAAACTTGAAAATAGAATTAAGAATCTTGAATATTATACTACTCTTTCTCTTTTAGAATCTAATACTGCTAATCTCTTTATTTCCGATTCTCAAGGACAAAATAGATTTAAATCTGGATTCTTAATTGATAATTTCTCTGCAGTAGGAGTTCAAGATCTTACTGTTGGTGTTAAGAATAGTGTAGATCTTAAGATGGGACAATTAAGACCATCTCATTATACTACTTCTCTTAATTTACAATTAGGTTCAGATGCAATTGCTGGATTGGGAACAACAACTAATGCAAGTGCAGATCTTAATTATCCAGATAACATTACTGCTACCAATATTAAGAGAACTGGTCAAGTTTTAACTCTTGATTATGAGGATGTAGAATGGGTTAACCAACCATTTGCAACAAGGATTGAGAATGTAACTCCTTATCTGGTTAAAAATTATGAAGGATCTATAGCATTAGAACCAACTGCCGACGTATGGATCGATGTTAATCGAGTTGAACTTAGAGATATTCAAATGGAAGGTTCTTTCCAAGGATTATCTGAAGCACTGCAAGCAGAAGTTACTGATACTGCTGATGGATCACGTTTAGGTATAAGTCCAATCATTTGGAATTCTTGGGAAACTAATAATATCAGCCAAGATCTTGGAATGACACTGGACGTTGATATGGGTACTTCAGATCAAGGTGGTGGTACAAATAGGATAGATGCATCGGTTAGTGGAACTACCAGCCTTGATACTACTCTTGATCAGAGAAGAACTGGTATTCGACGCACTGTTAGAGAAGAGATTGATACTGAGTCTTTAGGAGATAGAATTGTAAGTAGAAATATCGTTCAATTTATGAGGCAGAGAAATATTCAATTTACTGCCACAAGACTTAAGCCTAATACTCAACTTTATGGATTCTTTGATAGGGTAGATGTTAATGAATTCTGTATTCCAAAACTACTTGAAATCTCTATGACTTCTGGAACATTCCAGGTAGGTGAGAATGTAATTGGAACTATGCCATTGTCAGAAACTGTGCAAGATGCATTTGCTCCTTCTGTTCCATATATTTCATTTAGAGTTGCGAATTCAAACCATAAGTATGGTCCATTTAATTCTCCTACAGATTTCTATGCTCAAGATCCATATGATAGAGTAAATACCATTCCTGCAGCATATTCAACTACAAGTACAACTTTAAATATTGATTGTGCTAGTCTTGCCAATGAAAGACAACCAGATTTCTGGGGATGGGTTCAGACTGGAATGATCTTAAGAGGTCAAACTAGTGGTGCAGTTGCAACTCTTACAAATCTAAGACTTTTATCTGATAATGTTGGAACTTTAATTGGTTCTTATCAGGTTCCTGATGGTAATATTCCTGGAAATCCAATATTTGAAACAGGTAGATCAGTTTTCAGATTAACTAATAGTTCTACTAATGATCAAACAGGTGGTGTAGTAACAACTTCTGCTGAAGAAATATTCTACTCTCAAGGTGATTTAGATAATACTCAAGAAGTAACCCTTTCTCTTAGAAATGCAAGAGTTGAGACTGAGGAGTTTTTATCTACTAGAGCTCTAACTGGAAGTGATACAGCAACTGGAGCTGATAGTGATTCTACTACTATCGTTGCTCAACAGATTACTAACGTTACTAATGTTACTAATGTCACTACAGTAGCCCCAAGAAGAGACCCATTAGCACAGTCATTCTTTGTTGATGATGAAACTGGAATATTTGTTACTAAGATTGATATATTCTTCAAAACAAAGGATGCAACATTACCTGTCTTCTGCCAGCTTAGAGAAATTCAAACTGGATTGCCAACATTAAAAGTTCTTCCCTTTGCAGATATTGAAGTAGCTTCAGCTGATGTTAACTTATCTAATGATGCATCAGTAGCTACTACAATTACATTTGATTCTCCAGTTTATCTGAACGGAGGAAAAGAATATGCTATTGTTCTTTTATCAGATTCAACTGAGTATACGGTATGGATCTCTAGAATTGGAGAAGCAGATGTAACATCTACTGCTCAGGAAGCAGGAACAATTCTTGTTACAGCTCAACCTATTCTTGGATCACTGTTCAAATCACAAAATGCTTCTACTTGGGATGCTAGTCAGTATGAAGATCTTAAGTTTAAACTTTATAGAGCAGAGTTCACTAAAGAAGGAAGTGTTGACTTCTTCAACCCAACATTACCTACGGATATAGGTCTTCTTAGACAAAATCCATTTGATATTGATTCTAAGACTATTAGAATTGGGATTGGAACCACATTACGCGACACTGGATTAAAGAAAGGAAATACAATTGTTCAGTTAAAATCTGGTGCTACAGGAAAATATGTTGGAAGTGCTGGAACTGCTCATGGAGCTCTTCAGATTCTTAATGCAGGTATTGGTTATACGCCAAGTTCTGGTGGTTATACCTTTGAAGGTTTAACATTAACCAATGTTGAAGGAAACGGAAGAAGTGGAACAGCAAATGTAACCATTAATGGTGGTGTTGCAGTGGGTGCAACTATTGCCAACGGTGGAACTGGATATGCTGTTGGTGATGTTGTTACAGTTTCTACAATTGGTATATCATCTATTGGTAGTAATTTGAGATTAAGTGTTCAGCAAATTGCGGGTGTTAATGAATTAAAACTGGATGAAGTTCAGGGTGATTTCACAGTTGGTGCTGGATATACCTTAACATATAATACTGCCGTTGGTGTTGCTACTACCATGAATGGTAATTTTGGTGGCAATGTTACTATTACATCTGCAGTTCAGACTGTATATGATGGATTGCATTTTAAAGTGAACCAGAGAAATCATGGTATGCATTCTGATGTTAACAAAGTTACTATTACAAAAGCAAAATCAGATGTTACACCTACAACTTTAGATGCAGATTATTCTGCTTCTGCTACTGGAAATATCTCTGTAGCAAGCACTGCTAACTTTGCTAAATTTGAAAATGTTAGTGTTGCATCTACTAATCCTGGTTTTGCTAAAATTGGAAGTGAGATTATTAAGTATACTGGACTTTCTGGTAATAATTTAACGGGAATTACCAGAGCAAGAGATAATACAGTGGCATTCCCACACTCTGCTTCAGATCTTGTTTATAAGTATGAGATGAATGGAGTATCTCTACTTAGGATTAATAAGACTCATGATATAAGTGATGGAGATATTGACGAGCAAATAGGTCTTGATCATTATTATCTCAAAGTAGATATGAGTTCTGGAACTGATATAACTGCTAGAGATGGATCTACTTTTGAAAAATTATTCTTTAATGAAACTAAGAAAATTGGTGGAGATGAAGCTAAAGCAACTTATAATGTTCCATTTGAAATAATAACTCCTCAAATTCTAACTATTACTCCTAAGCTTACTACTTTATCTTCTTCTGTGAGAACAGTTAGTGGTAGGAGTATTAATGGTTCCGAAAATCCTTATTTGGATAAAGGATATCAATCAGTTGCTTTGGGAGCAGCGAATTACTTTGATTCTCCAAGAGTTATTGCATCTAAAGTTAATGAAGATGCTAGACTCCAAACTCTTCCTGGAAGAAAATCACTTAATTTGAATATGAATCTATTAAGTGTTGATAGTAGACTTTCACCTTGTATTGATCTAACAAAAACGGATGTTGTATTCACATCTAATAGAGTAAATAGACCAATAACTGATTATGTAGATGATAAGAGAACAAATACTATTGATACTGATCCTAATGCATTCTATTATGTTTCAAAAGCAGTAACTTTAGAAAATTCTGCTACTGCTATTAGAATCCTTCTTACTGGTGCATTGGATGAAGCTAATGACATTAGAGCATTCTATGCTATTCAAAATGATATTGAAGAAAGTGTTATCTTTACTCCATTCCCAGGATTTGCTAATCTTAATACTGGTAGATCATTTGGTAGGGTAATTGCTCCTTCAGCAAATAATGGAACACCTGATGTTCAATTGAAGAAGAATTCTTTATATGATTTTGTCCCTGGTCCTAGATCATTTAAAGAAATTGAGTGGACAATTGATGAACTTCCAGCATTTAAGATCTTTAGAATAAAATTGGTAATGACTTCAACTAATCAAGCTCTTGTACCTGTTATTCAGGATCTTCGCGCTATTGCTCTTGCTTAGTATGGATAATAATTTAATACCAGTAGAAGGTGAAAATTATCTCTTTAGAGATAGTAAATCAAATGCTATTATTAACACTAATAGTTCTGATTATAATTCCTATATTAGTAGAAAGAAATTTCAACAAAATGAGCATGATAGACTTAATCAAATAGAATCTGAAATTGGTGAGATTAAATCTTTACTTAAAGCCCTAGCAGAGAGAAGTATCTAATGGCACAGCATTCATTCAAATTTGATCCAGATGCAGGAGTAGCACAGGGTGTTAATATAAAGATTAATACCGGATCAACTTTTAAGGATGGTTTTACTATTACACGTCCCAATTCGGATGCTTTTGATTTTACTGGTTGGAGTGGATCTGCTCAAATGGCAAAAAGTGTTGCTGTGGGAGCAACATTAGGTGCAAATAGAACTTTTAATGTAGGATTTACAAGTGCTGCTGGTGGTAAATTTAATGTTTCATTAGCGGCAACTCAAACTACAGATTTAAGTGCAGGAAGGTATGTTTGGAATCTTTTGCTCACAGGAGATACGGAAACTGAAACTATATTAACAACTGCTATTTCTGCAGGGTCTACCGCAGGAATTGGAACTACTGCCTTTACTATAAATGCTAAAACCAATGTTGCTGTTGGTGATTCGGTTACTTTCTCTACTATAAAGAATGCTCCTGTTGTTGGAATAAGCACTAATACCAATGTAATTGAAGTTGGAGCTGCTAATACAGCATCGGCACAAGTAATGCCAGGAACTGCAGTAACCTTTACTAGAGCAGGAACTGCGACAACCATCTATGATGTAGCAGAAGGAACTGTTTTAGTGGTGGCTGGTATTTCATCATCTCCATAAATATATCAAGGGTTATTGTCTAAATGCAACCATCAAGTAGAACAGATTTCAAAACATATTGCTTAAGAAAGTTGGGTGCTCCCGTTCTGGAGATTAACCTTGCATCGGAGCAGTGTGAAGATTTGATCGATGATGCTCTTCAGATGTATCAGGAAAGGACTTATGATGGTGTATCGCAGACATATTTAAAGTATAAGATTCGTCAAGGGGATATTGATAGAGGAAAAGGACCTGGTTCTACTGATGTAGTAGGAATAGTAACAACTACTGCAACATCTACTGTTGGTATAACAAGTACATTTTCTTTTGAAGAGAATAGTAATTTCTTACAAGTTCCTCCCGAAGTTATAGGAGTTCAAAAAATCTTCCATTTTGATGGAAGTAACACTATAACCAACAATATGTTTAGTGTTAAATATCAGTTATTTTTAAATGATATTTACTTTTGGGGATCTACTGAGCTTTTAAGTTATGCAATGACTAAAACGTATTTGGAAGATATTAATTTTCTTCTAACTACCCAAAAGCAGATTAGATTTAATAAGAGAATGGATAGGTTATATCTGGATATAGATTGGGATAGTGTTACAGCAGATGACTGGTTGGTTATAGATTGCTACAGGTTGGTGGATCCAAGTGATTATACTAGAGTTTGGAATGATCAGTTTTTAAAACAATATGCTGTCGCACTAATGAAAAGACAGTGGGGACAGAATTTACTTAAGTTTGGAGGAGTAAAACTTCCAGGAGGGATAGAACTTAATGGTAGGCAAATATATGATGATGGTCAAAGGGACATTGATATGTTAATGGAAAGAATGTCCAGTACCTATGAGTTGCCACCGTTAGACATGATAGGTTAGTATCATGGTTCTTAATCCCTATTTTCAACAAGGTGCAGTAAGTGAACAGAATCTTGTACAAGATTTAATTAATGAGCAGCTTAAAATTTATGGAATAGAAGTTTATTATCTTCCAAGACAGTATGTGACAAAAAATACTGTTATTAAAGAGGTAATTGAATCTAAGTTTACGGATGCATATCCTATAGAAGCATATGTAGATACCTATGAAGGATATGAAGGAGTAGGAACTTTATTATCTAAGTTTGGAATTCAGGAATTAGATGATTTAAATCTTATTATTTCTCAGGAAAGATATAGCAGTTATATTACCCCTCTTATTGAAAATATACCTAATATAGAATTAGC